CGGTGCTGACTTTCGTAAAGGGGGATACAGTGCTGGTGGAGAAAGTGAGGTGGCGCGTGCGCGTCAGGGAACGCAAGGACACGGTGCATGAGACGCGGACTGACTCGGTTTTCGTGCGGAAACCTTATCCGGTGGAGGTGGTCAAGGAGGTGGAGAGGAAGCTGACATGGTGGCAGCGCACGCTGATGTGGTGCGGCGGAGGCTCGCTGCTGGTGGCCGTTGTGGCGTTGCTGATATGGCTGACAGGCAAGATAAGGATATTCAGGTAGCTCATTTTAAGGTAGTAGATTTTTTGTTAGTTTCACGATTGGAGTTTTGCGTTTTTCTCTCAGTGCCGTGGCCGTCGCGATGACGGCCACCGACTTTTTGGGGATTTTTTATGCAGTTTTATTTGCGCAGTACAAAAATTATACTTATATTTGCAATGCACTACACAAAATAGTCAGGCGGTCGAGTCCGCCATATCACCATGACGGATATTTTTGTATTCCGTCGTGTACGGCATAGAAGTTCCGTCCCGTGTGGAGCGTTAATGCGCCCACTGCCTGTCTAATGGTGTAGTGCAACGGGGAGCGGAACTTTCTTATTTCCCGGGCCGACATTATTGTTCAACTCATCTAAAAGCACTACAAGATGAACAGATTTGAAGAGAGCCTCCACGCTCTGAAGGTGGAACAAAAGAGAGTCAATGTAGAGATCTACAACGAGCGCGACCGCCGTCTCCGCAAGCAGCACCGCACCTACGTGTGGCGGCATCGCGAGATGACCGCCCAGGCCCAGTAACCTTTAAAATTCACAATGTCATGATATTTGTTTTGCCTACATGGATTTGCGTGTTGATGCTCATCGGTCTTCTATTGTATGCCACAAGAGGAATATGGCCCAAGTTGGGGATGCTCATCTTGGCAATCTCTATGCTGGCATTGTGGATTTTGAGACTGCCATTCATAGCCATCCGCGATATTGTATATCGTGTGTTTTTAAAAAAGCCGGTCAATTCCCTCTATACTTTCACTGAGCCGCGCACACCTGAAGAAAGACGCATGAAAGCCAAATTGCTCAGGGAACGGGAAGAGAAAAGAGAGCGTCGCGAAGAGCGATGGAAACTGAGAACGGAAGAACTGGAGCGAAAGGCGCGACAAGAGAGGGCAAGAAACGCAAGATGGTTCTGACATATCATTAAAAAGGCAGCCGGGCAATCGAGTCCGGCTGTCTTTTTATCACTTATCCGCGGATTTTATCTTTGTGCAAATCATTTTGCACATCATGAATTACCAGCAAACCGCCGAGGTCGTTCTGAAGGTGAACGACAAGGATCATAAGAAGAAATTTGACGATGCCATCAAACGCCAAAAGCAGCTGAGTGCCGCTTTTGCTGACGCATCACGTGCCGGAGACGAGACTGCCATAGGCAAGATAACCAAGGAACTGAACAAGGTGAACCGCGAGATCGCCAACATGCAGACAAACGCCTCCAATATCCGGACTGCAATGCAACGTCTTGACAAGGCCACGCCTAAGGAACTGCAAAAGACCATCCGCCTCATCAACAACGAACTCAATTCCGGTCGTGTCGAACGTGGTTCAAAGGATTGGGATGTCTATGTAGAGGCACTCCGCAAGGCCAAAAAGGAACTCAACGATGTCAACGGCGAGCTTAAAGCTCAAGAGTCGGGTTTTGCAAAATTCAAAAGCTTTATAAAGGAATGGCAGACGGCACTCGCAGGGCTTGTATTCAATACCGACATAATGAGCTTCGGCAAGGATGCAGTCGATGCTTTCGCCGCGATGGAGCAGGAGGAGGCGAATGTGCGCAAGTTCACCGGCATGACCGAACAGCAGGTTGCGCGGCTCAACGAGGAGTTCAAGAAGATGGACACGCGGACTTCCCGTGAGGCCCTCAACCAACTCGCCCAGGAGGCCGGACGGCTCGGCAAGACCTCAGAGGAGGATGTATTAGGTTTCGTACGTGCCGCCGACAAGATCAACGTGGCTCTCGACGACCTCGGCGAAGGTGCAACACTTACTTTGTCAAAGCTCACAGGCATATTCGGGGACGAACAGAGATTAGGCACCGAGAAGGCACTTCTCGCAGTGGGTTCTGTGATCAATGAGCTGTCGCAGAACTGTGCCGCGTCCGCTCCTTATCTCGCGGACTTCAGCCAGCGGCTTGCCGGCGCAGGTGCGCAGGCCGGCATGTCGGTGCAGCAGATCATGGCATTCGGTGCCGTACTCGACTCCAACGGCCAGTCGGCGGAGGTCTCGGCCACTGCCCTGTCGCAGCTGATCATGAAACTGTATCAAGATCCGGCAAAGTTTGCCAAGACCGCAGGACTCGACGTGAAGGAGTTCACCGAGTTGCTGAAGAAGGATGCCAACGCCGCCATCATCACGCTGCTTGAATCCCTCAACAAGATGGGAGGTCTCGACCAGATTGCACCGGCATTGGAGAAGATGGGATTGACAGGCGACGGCTCGGCAAAGGTGATGGCCACACTCGCCGGCAACCTCGACACGCTGCGCCAGCGTCAGCAGGAAGCCAACGTGGCATTCTCCGAGGCCACATCCATCGACAAGGAGTTCGCCGTGCAGAACGAGACGGTGGAGGCCCAGCTTGAGAAACTGCAGAAGGAATACAACGAGATAGTAGTCACCCTCGGCAAGGAACTCCTCCCGGTGATCAAATTCTGCACCAGCGCGGTGGTCGTATTCATGAACGCCCTTTCGGTGATTGTAGCTTACGCAATGAAACACAAGACCGCCATCATTGCCCTCGCCACTTCATATGTGGCTTTAAAGGTGGCCATGAAAGCCTCAACCATACAGACGAACCTCCATAATGCAGCCGTGGCTATAACCCATGCAAGAACCCAGTTGGCAAGGAACAGCACGCTCCTTTATGCCGCTGCAAAAAACACCTTGACCGCCAACACAGGCAAAGCCACCAAGGCGATCAATCTTTTCAAAGCCTCCATGGGAGCAATAGGATGGGGTGTCTTGATCGCTGCAATCGGCGGAGCAGTCGCGGCCTTGGCTCTCCTCAAAGGTGGTTACGACCGTGTCGCCGAAGCGCAGAAAGCCATTGGCAAAATCAAGGAGGACGCTGCCAAGGAGGCGCAGAAAGAGATAATTAACATCAACACGCTTGTGGCCGCCGCCCGGAATGAGAAATTGTCGCTCGACGAGAGGCAGAAGGCCATCAACGAACTCAACAGGATCATCCCGAATTACAATGCACAGCTCGACAAGACAACCGGGAAATATATCGAGAATAAAAAAGCCCTCGATGATTACATCAATTCATTGATCCACCAGTATGAGGTGGAGGGAGCGAAGTCCAAACTGCAGGAACTCGGCAAGCAAAAAGCGGAGATAAAGACCAAGCTCAACGCGGCCAATAAAGAGAAAGACACCATCAAGAAAGACATTGTCACAACTGCAGCCATTCCAAAGCCACGCACTTCTTCCGGTGCAAACATGCCCTCGCTCTCTTTGGGCGCGATGGGGAAATCCGGACAACTCGCTGGTGTCACATCCAAAATATCCAAGCTCAATGATGAGCTTCAAAGGACCATAGACCTTGAAAAGGATATTACAGATGTATATGGCAACGACATTCAGAAGTCGGCGGTAAAAAATGTCGCACAAACAGTCGAGACCGGTGTCGAGACAGCCAACTCCGGAGGCAGAGGGTCATCGTCGGTTGGGGCGTCTGCACATGCACGATCATCACACTCGCGCAATAAAGAAGATGAAGCCAAGCAGGCAAGAGAAGAAAACCTCAAAGAACTGAAAGCGGCATATAACAAAGAGAACATCGCAAACCAGGTGCAGTATAACCTCGGGAAAAAAAACTACCTCGAATATATCGAGCAGAAGCGAACACTCGACCAAAACTATCTCGAGGATCGCCTGCGCGTCTATAAGGAAGCCGGACTTACCGAGTCGGAGGAGTATGCGCAGCTGCTTCAGGAAAAGGCCGACGCGGAGACCAAGGCTCTCGAGGAACAGCGTCAGACAAATCTCAAGATTCTGGAGGAGGAGTACAAGGAGCGTGTCGACATTGTTACTTCGCAACTGTTCGACCCGAACTCGCCGATTTTCGGCAACCAGCGTGCTTACAACCAGGCGTTGCTCGAGGAGGATGTGCGCTATCTGACAAACAAACGCGACCTCTATGCAGCACAGTCTCCCGAGTGGATTGCCGCCAACAACGAGCTCAACGAGCGCATCTCCAAAGACCAGCTCGACAAGCAGAAGGAGACCAACGAGATGCTGTTGAAGTATTCTGAGGAATACCGCAAGCTGGATCGCGCCGCGCGGCTGAAAGCCGAGACCGACCTGCTCGACGAGCTGCACAAACAAGGACTGATGTCCGAGGAGGAATACCAGAAAGCTCTCGCTGAGATCCGCAAGAAAGGCAAAGAAGAGGAAGAAGACGAAAATAAAAAGCATGGCGAAAACATCCAGTCTGAATATGCCGACATGGTACTGAACCTGAAGGACTCTTTCTCTAATCTGTTTGAGTCCATCAAAATTGGAGGCGATGACATGGCAGACAACGTTGCCAAGGCTGCGGCGGCTGCGTTTGCCACCATTTCTGCCGGCTTGTCCGCTTTCTCTGCTTATACCGATGCAGAACGGGACCTCGAGCTCGCCAAGATTGAGCAACGGTATGACAAGGAGATTCAGGCCGCCGGCAAGAACACCAAGAAGAAGGAGAAGCTCGAGAAGGATAAGGAAAAGGAGATGGCAAAGGTCAAGAACAAGTATCTGAAAAAGTCCCAGAATATCGAGCTCGCACAGGCCATCGCCTCTACCGCTCTGGCAGCCATCAATGCGTTTGCCTCGGCCGCAAAGCAGAACTGGATTCTCGGTGCGGTTGCCGCCGCTCTGGCCACTGCAGCCGGAGCCGTCCAGATCGCCACCATCAAGAAGCAGCACCAGGCTGAGGCCGCCGGCTATTACAGTGGAGGTTTCACCGGTGGCCGCGACTACCGCAAGGAGGTCGGTGTGGTGCACGGAGGGGAGTTCGTGGCCAACCATCAGGCCGTCAACAACCCCAACCTGCTGCCTGTGCTCAACATGATTGACTATGCGCAGCGCAACAACACCGTCGGCTCGCTCACCGCCGAGGATGTCAGCAATGCCATCGGCCAAGGGCGAGGGGTGAGCGCGAGAGGGGAGGTTGCCCGAGCGTCCGCCACTCCCACCATCATAACAAATCAGATAGACACCTCCGCTCTCGACCGGCTCAGCTATCAGCTTGACCGGGGAATCGAGGCGCACATGATCATGGATGGCGAACAGGGGGCATACCGCAAATTGAAACATTACGAAAAACTTCTCAACAACCCAAGACGATGACCGAACTTTTCTTAGACGGAATGCCGGCTGCCTTCATGCCGTCGGCAAACTTCAAACTCACAGCCGAAAATTTCTACTTCACCAAGTCCTCATCATACACGTTCGATGTGGAGCTGCCGTTGGGAGTGGAACAGAACCGCCGTATCTTCGGCAACATCGACCGCATCGATGTCAGCAAGTCGACGCGCACATTGACGGCGCGTCTCGTTGTCGACAACGAGACGTTGCTTGTCGGCACAGCCAAGCTGACCTCAGACTCCGAATCCTCCGTGAAGGTGCAGCTGCTCGGCAAGGAGGCGGCATACAACTACGGCAACAAAGTCGAAGGCCTGTACATAGACCAGATGGACCTCGGAGACTGGTATCATGAGACCTGGCCGGACGGCTCTTACTATGGAGTTGAGCATATAAATGGCGAACGAGTTTTGAAATGGCTTTATAGTACTGACGGGGAAGTGCCTATGGGTATTTTCGAAAGAGCATTGCTCAGAGGCCCGGAGTTCGGAGATGAAACACTTGCGGAAAACGAGTTGTTCTTACGATTTCTCGGTGTGGAGGGAGGGCTTGGATGGGTGGCTTATCCAACTTATGCTGAGAACAGACAGACCAGATTCAACCAGGTTGCATATTATACTCTTGACGTAAATGCAGAGAGTCCTGAGTTCTCGGCTTTCATTAAAGATTATGAAAGATCTATAAATCAACCGCAAGAAGGTTGGGATGACATGACATATGCTTTTGCGGTGCAGCCAATGATGTGGAAGGTCGCGGAAATTATTGCGAAACATACAGGATTCACTCTCGCACGTGAGGACAATGCGCTTTATACCGATGAGCTGTTCAGTCGTATTTTCCTTGTATCTTGCTCGACATCTGTCAAGTGTAACAAATGTCTGCCACATTGGACGGTCAACGAATTTTGGGAGCAAGTGGAGAACACTTTCGGGCTTGTGATGTCGCTTGACTATATAAACGGCACAATGAGATTGCAGAGGCGCAAGGATTTCTACACCTCCGCTCCGCAGGTGGTGCTCAGCGATATCGTGGACGAGTTCGAAACGACGCTCGAAGATGAAACGAAACATGACATATCGGTAAGCAGTGTCGGATTTGCAGACTTTGATTGCAATCCTGAGGATGTATTAGATGAAAGAATACTCAGGTTTGCCGAATATATGGACTTTGAGACATTCAATGATTTGAAGGAATGGGCGAAGCAGGTGCAAAGCAGCGGTTCGTTAAGTAACTACAAAAATACAATATTCAGATGTGCAGATGGCCATCAGTTCATCTATTCCTTAGACGCTTTAGGAGCAGACCAACACTCATTTAGCGGAGACGGCAAGAGAGGATTCGCCGAAGTCAATATGCTGAGACCTCGCATCAATAAGCCAGTGGCTGCCGAAGCAGGAAGTGCAGATAATAACAAAGAAGATGAACATTCGGTTGATATCGAGCTGAAAATCGTGCCGGCAAGATATTCATTACAGAAAGCTGATGTTCTGACAAAGCTCTGTTTCGCAGGGTGGCCGGGGACGGATGCAGTTAAGTATCGCAAAGAAGAATTGCTCTGCACTTTTGACGTGAGGATGCTTCAGGTGCCGGGTCCTGAAATGCCTATCGAAACCGAGCAGCCGGCAAACATTCATAGAGGAGAGAAAGCCGTGATAGATTTGGAGGCAATTATCGCAGGCCAAGATGATTTTGAGTCTCCAGATGATTCAGAAACAAATCTGATATATATCGCGATCACCAATCCAACCGAGTGGCAAAACCACGTATTTAATTTCGAAAACAAAAAAGGTCCACACGGGCATGCTACCCAATATCCACGGGCCAGACTCAGGGATAGATGCTTTTTGCACCTTGATTGGAATGATCCTTCATATGATGATGTCGTCATGTACGACCATTATTCCCTCTCGCTGGTTCCTATTGACGGCCAATACAACCTCGCTCACGCCACCGTCAAGGATTTGACGGTAATCCATACCGACGTGCGCCATTGCTTCAAGTTCATCGCAGACAAGATGCCGGACACCGGGGCTGTGTTCAACATCCGCAACCGGCTGTTCGTATGCGAGAAAATCGAGGCAAACATCAAGCCCGAGGGCCTCGACCATCTCATGACAGGTTATTTCTATGAACTGAAGAACTGACTCCGTCACAGCGCACCCTTGAACTTCTTGGTCTGCTCATGCACCGGCATGTCGCGGCCACAAAGATATTTGTTGGTCGTAGATATGTCGGTGTGACGTGCCTGGTCGCGGGCTATCACTATGCCGTCACTGTTTGCCAGATCGCGGATGCCGGAGTCCTTCAGGCTGTAGAACTGATATTCGTCACCCCAGCCGAGGGCCTTGCGCAGCTTTATCCATTTGCGGCGGAACTGCTCGCTGCTCCCTTTCTTCTCGCTTGTCAGCATATCCTTGCCGAACAGGTAGCAGTCGCTGTGTTTCGTCAAAACCCCAAGCTCTATCATCAGTTTCAATATCGTGTCGTTGAGTCCCACCTTGCCGTCCCGCTTGTTTTTCGACACCGCAGCCGGAATGAAAACCGACTGCTCATTGACCGAGATATAACCTATGCGCACGTTGACAAGCTCTTCCGGACGGATGAATGTGTAATATTCCATCATGCACGCCAGCAGAAACTTCTTGTCGTGCTTTTCCAAATAGCTCTCCATCTGCTTCAACATCGGCACTGTCAGAGGCTGACGTTTTTTCGTGGTCTCCGACATTTTCTTTATCGGCTCAACAGGATTGACGGCTATGTATTGGCGTTCGATGAAGAATGCGGACAATGACGAACACCATCCACGGTAATTGTTGCGCGTACGCGCACCGCATTCGCGGTCAAGATGCACCCAGTCAAGGAAGCCAACAATGAACGCGGTGTCGAACTGGTAGACGTAACGAGGAGGAAGGAGGAGCGAGGAAATGTAATCGCGTAGCACTTTGAGACGTGAGGAATAATTCTTGCGAGTCTTATATTTCGGCATACGCGCAATTGTCTGCGCGTAGCGATCCAAAGCGTCCGACAGCAGCGTGTAACCACGACTATCCTCCACATTGACCCACGGAGACCAGCCGGTGCGCAGCTTGCGAGTCAGAGCCTCAATAAGTTCAACGGCGCGTTTGCGCCTGTCCTTGATTTTGGGGACAGCGTCGAGCATATATTTCTTGCGACGCATCTTGCCGGCGGCAGGGTCGTAACTCATGAAATCGACATACCACGATTTGCCGGTGTGAAGTTTTGGATAGGTGAACTTCAGAACCTCATTGACTGATGAATGCTTCTTGTTGGGATACAACATTTTTTAAACATTCTTTAGAAAATTTAAAGAATGCTCCCATGAAACTTCGCATTAAAATCTAATACATTTTCAAAAACAGTGTCCGAAATTTGTCCGACCTATTTTGAAAATATAAGCCTAACAAACTGATTATCAATTTGTTAGGCTCAATTCAGCGGAAAGACAGGGAGCTTTTTTTGACTTTTTCTCTTTGACAACTGCCTAACTATCAGTGTCGGGTTTTCTCAAATTTCGTTGATTTTGTCCGAAATTTGTACGAGCTGTTTTGCTCGGTTAGTCCGCTCCAGGTTTAACATTTCTTCAAGCATTTCTATCCTTGACTGCATCTGGATTATTATCGTCTCTTTGTCCTTGATTCGCTCCTCGAGCAACTTTTTCTCGCTCTGCTCCGCCTTAAGCTGCATCTCGAGCAAGCGCGTACGCTCTTTCTGTTTCGCCATATTTCGGCCTGATATTGCGGGGCCGATGCCAATATCGGTTTCATCGTTGCCACCCGGTTCGGCTGCGTATCCGTGTTCTCTTATGAAGAAAGTGTCGATGCTCACACCGAAAAAGTCGGCTATCTCCTCCAGACGCGATGCCTTGATGTTGCCGTCTACAAATCGTGAGATACTTCCGTTCTCGCGCGTTCCCAACGCCTCGAGCAAATCTTTTTGCTTGAGATTGCGGAGACGCAACAACTCTTTTATTTTCTGTCCGTTATACATACTTGCGATTCTATTTCTTCGATTTTATTCTCAATATTAACATTATTTAACACGCAGAGCGAGCAAAATAATTCGCTAAATCAATTTTTATGTTTAGATTTGCAGTCCAAAGATAAAATTAATATTTGGATACGCAATGAAAAATCTGACAAAAATGGATGGAATGGCAATAATTGACCATTACAAATCACTCGACACGGAACAGAGAGTTGCTTTACGCGGGGAGATTATGGCAGTCACAGGCATAAGCTATTCATCTTTTTACTACAAGATCTCCGCGCGCACAAAATTCTCCAACAGTGAGATCATAGTCATCAACTCCATCATCAGGAAACACCATGCTGCGCAAGATTGAGTTCTACATATGCCCGGACGGTTCAATAAACATTCAGGCCGATGGCGCGCCGGTGCGGCAGTTCACCGAATCTGACCGCGAGATTGTCCAAGAGATGCTTCTGAAGATTCGCGACCTATATCCCGGTGCATTTTCGGCATTATCGGAGCTTTATTCGGAGAGCAGCCGCAACCGTCCGTATTTTGAATATCTGATAGTCCATCGGTTTATCCGATGCAATCTGGGAAAGTATGACGGCTTGTCATTGGATGTTGATGCAGGTGGAAGATTCAACTTCGAGCATGTCGACTGCCCTCTGCGTGGCGAATGCAGACATGAGGGCATCATATGCGGCGCGGCCATAAAGTCGGAACTGACACCGAGGGAAAGCGAAGTCGTGAAGCTGATGCTCCAGGGCGTGGAGCGACTCGAGATTGCGGAGGAGCTTCACATTTCACCTTACACGCTGACGCGACATCTCGCAAACATCCGGTGCCGTCTGGGATTGGGTTCTTCAAGTCAAATCATAGCACATTTCAAAAATGGAATCTGAGATTGTAACAAAGTCAAAGAGGCAGCCCGGAGGGACTGCCAATGCGACAGACAAGACCTGTTCAAAACATGTAGGCAACAGCCATGCCAAACCAAAAGGCCACAACATTTCAGAGTGGGAGGCGAAGATTATGGCGTTGCCGGTCTACATAGATATTTTGGAGATGCGCCTGTGCAGAGGCATTGTGACAAAGGTTTCCGGAGTCATCAACGCCAACGGAGGCATGTCGAAGCATCATTGGGACCGCCACGGCCAGTGCTGGCAGTCTAAAAGCCGCACGCCCGAATTTGATATTTCTTTTGAATCATGATCAGCAACAGCACAATCGACACGATTCTCGACCGGGCCGACCTCATCGACCTTGTCAAGGATTATGTGCCTAACATCAAGATAAGGGCGAACAAAGGCACTTGCTGTTGTCCGTTCCATAACGAGCGAAACCCATCTTTCAGCATAGACAACAACAAAGGTCTCTATTGGTGCTTCACTTGCCACAAGGGAGGGAATGCCATCCAGTTTGTACAGGAGAAGGAGGGGTGCGACTTCGTCGAGGCTGCCAGACTTGTCGCCCGACGTTTCAATATCGAGATAGAGGAGACCTCGACTCCAGAGACAGCGGCGGAGCGGGAAAAGCGTCTGAAGGTGGAGGCCATGCACTTCATCAACGAGAAGGTCTGTCAGTTTTACGCTGACTTGCTCTGGTCGGAGGAGGGGAAGTCCGCGCTCAACTATGTGGAGAAATCAAGGGGGTACAAGGAGGATTTCATAAAGAAATACCGCATAGGCTATGCCCCCTCCGGGGCTAAGCTCTACAATTACGCTGTGCGCGAATGCATGAACCTCGACCTCATGGTCGAGATGAAGCTGATACGGAAGAATGACCGTGGCGTGTGGTACGATGTCAACCAGGAGCGGATGGTTATCCCGATCCGTTCCCGGTCAAACAAGATTATAGGATTCACCAGCCGACAGTTACCGGGCAACGACTTCGGCGGCAAGTATATCAATTCTCCCAACTCAGACTGCTACAACAAGAGCGAAAGCGTGTTCGGCATTGAGGCCGCTGCGCGTTCGGCAGTTGAGAAAGGGGTAATCTATCTGGTGGAGGGTGCGCCGGATGTGATGAGGCTGCAATCTATCGGAGTTGACAACTCGGTGGCGGCTCTCGGTGGCTCATGGACTGACAGCCAGCTCGAGCAGCTCAAGAAATACCGCGTGAAACTCTGCTTTATTCCTGATGCGGATCCACCGAAACCGGGGGAAGCGTACGGGGCCGGCGTAAGGTTCGTTATGGACAACGCGCGTAAAGCCATTGACCATGGGTTTACCGTCACAGTCAAGGAGATTGTCACTGACGACGGAGAGAAGAGCGACCCTGACAGTTTCATAAATTCTCCGTCGGTGCTCGCGTCTATCGAGGAGAAGGACTTCATCCCATGGTATTTCAAGAAGGTCAGCCGTAACGCCACAACCGTCGAGGCGCAAGACCAGGTGCTTCATAATGTGGCGGCCTTGCTCGCAAAGGTCGAGAGCAAAGCCACCGTACAGACATTTGTCTCCATCCTCTCAAAGGAGATGATGACCAAAAAGCAGTGGAACGATGCCATTGCGGAGATACGCGACGACCTCAAGGAAAAGCGGATCGCGAAGCGCAGCCGCAACATAGACCGCGAGGCACTCACCAAATATGGATTTTATGAGGATCACAATTGTTATTACTCAATCAAGGATGGCGAATATCAGTGGTCGAACTTCACGATGCAACCGCTTTTCCATATCAAGGATTCCTTGAATCCGAAACGACTTTATAAAATCCGAAACGTCTCCGGCACTGAGTTGATCATCGAGCTGAAGCAGAGCGACCTCACTTCGCTTGCCAAGTTCTCCGAACGTGTCGAGGGCATGGGCAACTTCATCTGGCTGGCAAAGCAGGAGCAGCTCAACAGGCTGAAGATGTACCTGTACGAGCAGACGGAGACAGCCACCGAGATTACGCAGCTGGGATGGCAGAGCAAAGGATTCTGGGCATTCGGCAACGGTGTCTATTTCAACGACGAATGGATACCGGCCGATGATTTCGGCATTGTCCGGCTTGACGGAGTCGGCAACTTCTATCTTCCGGCCACATCGAAGATATACCGCGATGAGTCGAAACTGTTTCAGTTCGAGCGCAAGTTCGTGCATTCAGATTTGAACCGCTGCACATTGCGCGGTTATACGGACAAGATGATCGAGGTGTTCGGCGACAACGCCAAGGTCGGCATCTGCTATCTTCTGGCCACCTTATTCCGGGATGTTGTCGCAGGCATTACAAAAAATTTCCCGATTCTGAATCTTTTCGGCCAGAAAGGATCCGGCAAATCAGAGATGGGTCACACACTGATGTCGTTTTTCATAGCCGGGAACACGCCGCAGAACCTGCAGAATGCCACAGACGCGGCATTGGCCGAGACCGTGGCCCAGTGTTCAAATGCGCTGGTGCATCTCGATGAGTACAAGAACACGATTGACCTTACACGCCGAGAGTTTATCAAAGGGCTGTATGACGGCATAGGCCGGACACGCATGAACATGGACCGCGACAAGAAAAGGGAGACCACCGCCGTAGACTGTGGAATCATCATGTCCGGGCAGGAGATGCCGACTATCGACAATGCAATATTCTCGCGCCTGATTTATCTTACTTTCAATACCTCGGTATTCAGTCTCGACGCCAAAAGGAAGTTTGACGAACTGAAGGAGATGCGCAAGTTCGGGTGCACGCACCTGACACTTCAGATCCTCAGTCATCGCAAGAAGTTCGAGGTCGAGTTCCCCGGCAATTACCGCGCTGCGCTGGGAGACGTATTGTCTGCGTTGGAGAAAGAGAGCGTCGAGGACAGGACGCTCCGCTCGTGGGTGATTCCGCTGGCCGCATTCCGCACCCTCAGCGGCGTGCTTGACCTCGGGTTCGAATATAAAGAGATGCTCTCCATCTGCATCAATGGCATCATCAGGCAGAACAACGAGACGAAAAACAACAATGAGCTGTCGCAGTTCTGGAACGCCGTCGACGTGATGCATCAGCAAGGACTTGCCATAACCGGCACCGACTTCCGAATAGAGTATGAAAGCAAGTTGGCTTGTCGCAACCGGGGCAAGATGGTGAACATCGAATGGATAACAGACCGCCCGGTTTTTTATATGAACTTCAAGCTGCTGCTTGCATCATATAGGAAGTTTTCTCGTAACCAGGGAGAGCTCATCGTGCCTGAAAGCACTCTGAGAAATTATCTTGAAGTCTCATCTGAATATTTCGGCATGAAGAACGCCTGCCGGTTCTACATGGAGAACAACCTGCATGAAGGCACCCAAGAGGTCGGAAACACATTCAGCGGCGGCACAGTCCGCAAGAAGACCAGTACTCCGGCGCAAGCATACTGCTTCGACTACAAACTGCTTGTGGAGCGATACGGCATCAACCTCGAGGTCTCGCTTGCCGACGATGACAACACGGGATTAGACAGCAGTAAGGAAGAACTGCCATTCTGACATGAACAGCGAGCAATTTTATAACGAGGTCAAGAAGCTGCGCAGACTGCAGCGCGACTCCAAGAGATACTACCACGACGACAAGCTCAGGCGCGAATGCATGAAGCAGGAGGAGATAATCGACAATGAGATTATACGTGTAGAAAGAGTACTGACTGCCAAAAGAAATAAAAGTATGTTCGATTGACCAGACTGCATGTCAGCCGATGCAGTGGGTCACAACAAAGGTTGTATATATATTCCATTTTTGTCATAGATGTTAAAACAGAGCGGCTGCCACTCGTCGTGAGGACGGGTGGCAGCATTTTTTTTGGCAGGTGCGGCATAAAATTTATGAAAAATTTTGCCGACATTTTTGCTTCTACAGCTTCTACAATTTCTACAACGGTGATTTATAATAAGATAAGCTATTTTTTAGCTCCTACACGCTTCTACAATCTTCTACAATTTGTAGAAAATGTAGAAATTTCTACAAATTTTATTGATTTCTACAAAAATTCCGAAGCCAAGGATTATGGATAAACAGTATCAACTTGTTGTAAATCAGCATTGTGTGAAGTGTAGATTATTTTGTAGAAGTTGTAGAAGCTGTAGAAGCCGAAATCTATGTGCAATTTTTTACGAACAAAATTACTCGTCCTGCGAGGAAATCTGCTGTAAATGTGTTATCTTTGCACTAACAATCAAACGGTTATGAGTCAGTTTGTAATTTACATAAAACTTGAAAAATACCTCGCCCAATGGCTGGCAAGCCATTTTGGTTCGCCGGCGGTGTTCCCGGCGCAGTCGAATGTCAACGCTGTGATCCGCACTTTTCTTACAAAGACGCCTGATGGTTTGACCCCTGAACTCATGAAAGAAGATGACACCATGATCGCGATTCCTGACTCCAAGGCGAAGCCTCCGCAGACCTACAATTACATAGGCAGGCGTGGCAAGCTCGCGGTAAAGGAGGTTATCCGCGACCTTTTCAAGCGTTCTCTCTGGACTGACATCTCGCCGCTCGAGTGTTCCAATATAGGACTGAACACTCGCATCTCCGCATGGTGCGAGATGCAGGGCATATCGTTGGAGTATGTCGAGACCGTGCGCCAATGTTATTACCGGATGCGCGACTCATATGCCGACCATGATATAAACTTGAGGAGCAGTTCACGAAAGAGGTGAATTTTTATGCTGATTCTTATGGATAAAATGGTCAGATTCGGGTAATCGCGTACAAAACCGTACAACCCCGTACAACCCCGTACAAATCCGTACAACTCCGTACAATCGCGCACAAAGCTGCACAACTTCTAAATTTTGACAATATGATACAGATTCTGAAAAACATCAGGGAGGTGTCGATGATAGATGCTCACGATCTCGCCAACCTGACTGTTATTCCCGGCACCGGGGTGCTGCTGAACTATTGGAGGCCGTTTGTTGATTTGCATGTGGTTGGTCTGGCGCAGTGTGAGGTAAGTTCTGCGGTTGAGAACGGCTCGCGCGTATACACAACCAGACTGAGCGCCAACCTCGCTGCCCATCCTGCTGTGGATGGCCGCGACCTCTGCTTCATGATCACCGCCGTGGATGGCGAACGGTATCTGATCGGCATGTCGGAGAAGCCGTTCCCGGTGGTCAATACCGGGTTCTCGATGCCGGACCGTGCCTCCGACCGTTCCGGTTGCACCATTTCAGTAGAGTATAAAGACACCTGGGGACTCCTTCCGGTGCTTGATTGATGGCCGGCAAGTCTTTTTGTTGCTGATTCCAACGGTTTATATTTGCACTGCATTAGATATTCATAATTATGGAATACCACGTCACAATTGATGATTACATCGGTCGCTGGGGTTTCTCCCGCCAGTATATGCGTGATGTGCTCGCACAATACAAGGGCAGGCACATCGACATGCGCATTTCCTCTTATGGCGGTGATCTCGGTGACGGTCTGGACATCAGACAGCAACTCATCGACCATGGTGACGTGACTGTCTACCTTACCGGCTTTGTGGCTTCGGCTGCCACGGTCATCGCAATGGGTGCCTCCAGGATATGTATGAGCAGATATGCCATGTTCCTTGTGCATAAATGCTCCAATTACATAGATGCATGGGGCAACTACAACGCAGACCAGATACAGCGGCTCATTGACGACCTGACCGCCAACAAGGCGGAGAATGACCGCATCGATACAGTATTGGCCCACATGTACGCTGAGAAATGCGGACGCAAGGTCGAGGAAATCATGGATGTGCTTACCGAGGGCCGCTGGCTCACGGCGCAGCAGGCTCTCGAATATGGCTTCATCGATGAGATTACAGAGGATGCCGACGGTCACATTGCCAACCTGACTCCGGAGTTGCAGCGCAAGCTCGACATGCTCAACCTGCCTGTCAACGGCATAGGGATGGCCGGGACACCGGTTGCCGCTTCTGATGGTGACACAGAAGCGGCATGCGCCGGACCTGTCAACGGATCGGGCGAGTCCGTGTCGCTGCTGAGGCGCATTGTCAACGCCGTAGAGAGGTGGGGAAGACCCAAGGAACGGCAGGCCGATGAGAATCACACACAAATCAAAAATCAAGTTATGGATCCGATTACCAAGTTCACAGCCATCATGGCTGCCGCCGGAATCGCAGGCCTTGCGGCCTGTGGGGATGGCTCGGCCACGCTTACGGATGAACAGCTGCAGGCCGTCGAGGACAGGCTTAACTCGCTTGCCTCCGAGATTGCCGGGCTGAAAAACACCATCAGCGAGCGTGATGCCAGAATCTCCGAACTGGAGAACCAGGTGGAGAACCTGAAGAAACTTCCGGGCGACGATACCTCCAATGTCGAGGACGACAGCAAGGAGACTATGTCTGCGGAAGATGTGTTTAATTTTGTCAGAGACCTTTGAAAATGGATACACCCAACATCAAATGCACCGACAAGGATTTTCTAGAAGGTGCAAGAACACTCCGGAAGGAGTTGATCATGTCGCCGGTGCGCTCCGTCATGGCTGCGCTGGCCGACATCGCCACCCTCAAACTCGGCATCCGCCATGAGGAGAAATGGTTCGGGTTCGACCTTGACAGCTTTGAGTTCGGTCCTTACGACAAGTCGCGCAAGGAACAGCTCAAACTCCAGTTCGAGCCTCGCAAGCTGACCACCTATTTCGGTTCGGTATACAAGGAGTTCGACCCGAACGAATATGTGCACACCATCTATTCGTCGGCAGTCACCAAGGGCGAGGACCTGAAGACTACCGAAATCGTGCGCATCGCCTTAAACCGTGCCGGTGTCAAGGCCGGTGACGCCCTGCGCCGTGTCGCTTTCTCGGCAAAGCGCAATCCATCAGGCACAAAGTCCGTAGACCTCTTTGACGGTTACGACACCATAACCGCCAATGAGATTGCAAACGGCACGCTCTCCGAAGCCAACGGCAACCTGTTCAAGTTCTCCGAGGAGATAACCGCCCAGAATGCCGTCGACATGCTCACCGCGTTCGCCGATGCAGCCGACGACTGGCTCCAGGAGGAGAAGGAGGTAAACCTGGTCGTCCCGTTCTCTGTCTACAACGCCTACAACAAGGACTACAAGGCCACCACGGGCGCGGCCCCGTACAACCATGAGTTCAAGCAGACATTAATCGAGGGTCACGAGAATTTCCGTCTCAAGCCGATGGCCGAGAAGAAAGGCTCGAGCTTCATCCATCTCACCACAAAGCGCAACATGCTTGTGGGTGCGAACCAGCGCGGAGAGGAAGAGTCCGTGATTGTCGAGAAATACCATCCGGTGGACCTCACATTCTTCGCCACAATTTTCTTCGGCATGCAGTTCCGTTCGCTCAACAAGGAGCATATCTTTGTAGGCGAGCTCAAGACGGCCACCGAACCTTAACCTTTAAATTTCTTTCTTCATGGCTATAAATTGTAATACGATTGACCTTTACGAAAGCCTGGAGTTCTGCAAGGGCAAGACCACCCTTCCGGGACTCCGGGGCAAGGTCTACTTCATCCCCAAGTCGCAGATTGTGAAATTCCCCACGCTCCCCGAACTTGATGAGGAGGGGCTGACCATGGGCAAGCTCTCGGTGCTCAAGGGAGACTTCGTCCTCGCTGCCGATGCAGTGTTCCATCAGCTCGACATCCTCACCACCGCATCGAACGTGACATATGCCTCGCAGGGCGACATGCCCTCCCGGACGTTTGTCAACAGCTCCACGCTGAAGTATGCCGGCAGCAACGAGGAGGCCGCCGGGTTCGCGCGTCTCGCCAACGTGGACGACCTTGTCTATGTAGTGCAGCAGCGCGACGGCAAGTTTCGCGTGCTCGGCAACGAGGCGTTCGACACCGACACCAAACCGTCCGGCGATTCCGGCATGCAGGCCACCGACGCTTCCGGCACCACGCTCGAGGTCAGCGTCACCGACCAGTGTCCGGCTCCGTTCTATGTCGGCAAGCTGCCTGTTGCGGAAGGCATTCTCGACTGTGCCACCGGTCTGATTGAGGCTGCCGCCTGATTTACGGAAACCCTTTTCTTTAGTGCAGGGGGTGACAGAGGTGGACGCACCTGTGTTGCCCCCTATATTGTATTTTAAATCTCATCGATTGCGTATCATTTCAATAATATGGGACAAATTGATCCGAAACTTACCGGGTTGCTGCAGAAGTGGCTCGACACTCCGCGCGAGCGGCGCGACATCCGCGCCGGCGCCGACCTCATGCTGAGGTTAAACCGAAACCGTGCGCTCTACAACTCCATCATGCGCCGCCCGGACTCGTTGCATGACAAACTTGAATATGAGCTGAAAAAATATCTGCGCATCCGGCTCGACAACCACACCCTCGAGCAGGTGGCCGCGATTGAGAAGAAGACGATGCCGTCGGCTGCTGAGATTGTGGAGAATCCTCCGGTGCTGTCGTCCGATGACGAGCTGCCTGTCGGCACCCATGCCACCGGCCGCCGTGCCGACCATGACTCGCTGCCTGACAATGTCAAGGCTCTGTTCGATGAGAACTTTGACGTTTACAAGACCGTAAAGCACCTGTTCGAGGAGTGCAAGGCCATGAATCATCTCAAACCGTGCGACCGTTATGACACGGTGCAGAGACTTGCAGCCGCCGATGAACGTTACCGCCGCAACCTCGAGAAATATGATGCATACAGACCTGAGCCGTCCGAAGTGTCTGAGTCCGGCACCGCCGAGGAGGATGAGGCCGAAGCTCTGGCCCGCTCGCGTCGTATCGGCGCAGCCCGGAAAACGTTGTCAAAATATAAGAAAATCGCACAGTCGGAAACCGATGCAGCCAGACGTGCCGAGGCGATTGACAAGATGCAGGCAGCCGTCAACGTCCTTGTGAGCTGCAATGCTGTGTTCACGGAGGAATACCGCGCCGAACTCGTATCCCTCGGAATCGACTTCGACTCCGATAATGCAGAGACAGATGTTAAAAACAATGACTGATGCCGCTCCCTGCGATTCTTGAAATAGCTGAGAAATATATTTACGCCGACAAGGATGTCATGCTCTCTGAGGGCGTGTCTGCACCTACCGTGCAGCGCATCCTCCGTCTGCGTGACGTGTACACCTATTGGCGCGACCATCCCTCCACGTACGACCGTGAGATTGTGGCCCGGCTGAAGTCCATGGGTGTCGGCCACAGTCAGGCATACTCTGACCTTGCCGTCGTAAAATCTTTGCTCGGCTCTCTCAACAGGGAGTCGAAGGCTTATCTGCGTTACCGGGCAAGACAGATGGCGATGGAGACCTACGAAAGCGCAAAGGCTGCCGGCGATTTCCGCACCATGGCCTCTGTCATCAAGACGCTCGGCGACATCTTCGACCTCAAGAACGAGGATGAGAAGGAGGACATTTATTCCCAGATTGTGGTGCAGCCGTTTGAGTTCACCTCCGACCCGACCGTGGCAGGGTTCAAGCCTATCCCCAATATCCGTGAAAAGATCCGCAAGAAGATTCAGCAATACGCCAGCGAAGAGGTGCAGGATGTGGAGTTTGAGGATATAGAGTTCAACGAGGACAAGATCTTTCACCCGGACAAAAAGCAGGAGTGAGCATGCCGCAGGTTTATCTCAACGACATTCAGAATGATGTGATCAACGCCATTCAGGCACGTACAAGCGTGCTTGTGGCAGGACGTGCGTTCGGCAAGGGTGTGGTGCATGCCGCATGGTTGCTGCGCAACATGCAGCGTATGCCGGGCTGCTGCGTCGGCATCGTGTCCGCCAACATCAAGCGCGCCCTCACCAACACGCTGCCGTCGCTTCTGGTGCATTGGGAGAAGTGGGGGTTCAGGCGCAATGTGCATTGGGCTGTCGGCATCCGTCCGCCCAAGACGTGGCATTGGGGCGAGCCGATTTTCCCGGTGCAGAATTATGAGAATGTGCTTTCGTTCTACAACGGTTCCATCGCCTACATCATCAGCCAGGACCGCACCGGCACTTCCAACTCGCTCTCGTTCGACGCGCTCGATGTCGATGAGGCGAAGTTCATCAACTATGAGCAGTTCAAGGATGAGACGCTCCCTGCCATGCGCGGCAACCGCCAGCACTTCGGCAAGAGGTTCTATCATCAGTCGATGCTTATAACCTCGGATATGCCTGTGACGAAGAAAGGGTCATGGTTCTTGGACTATGACAAAAAGTGTGACCAAGAACTTGTCGAAGTCATTCGCGGCACATCATATGAGATATGGAAAATCAAGCATCGGATTGAGGAACTGCGCAAGCAGGGTGTCGAACCTCCGGGCTATCTGTGTGATGACCTCAGATGGCTGTCGCGTTCGCTGAGCAGGATGCGGTTCTCGGCTGTCGATTACCGCGAGGTATCGACCATCGAGAACATGCAGGTGCTCGGTGAGGCTTTCATCAACCAGCTGAAACGCGACCTCCCTCCGCTAACTTTCCAGACTTCTGTCCTCTGCAAGCGCATCGGGATAGCGCGTGACGGTTTCTACTCCAAGATGACGGAGCGGCACAAGTATTCCGCACCGAATGTGTCGGCATACGATAACGCAGGCTACGACTTCGGGAAGCTGAGCGAGAAGTCCTCTCTCTTTGATGCGGATGTGGATCCTGACAGTCCGATCTGCATCGCGTTCGACTACAACGCCAACATCAACTGGCTTGTGGCCGGGCAGACACACGGGAAGCAGCTCCGTGTGCTGAAATCGTTCTTCGTCAAGTATGAGCGCAAGCTGCGTGAGCTTGTCGATGACTTTTGCGACTACTATGCGTTGCACCGTCGCAAGCAGGTGATATTCTATTATGATTCCACGGCAAAGGGCTCGAACTATGCGGTGAACCGTGAAGACTTCCGGTTTGTCATCTCGCAGCGGTTCAGGCAGCGTGAGTGGATAGTGACGGAAGTCTACATCGGCCGTCCCATGCGCCATCTTGAGAAGATGCTGCTCATCAACCGCATGTTCTCTGGAGAAGCCCGGCTGATGCCGTTCTTCAACCGCGAGAACAACGAGGACTTGCTGATCTCTATTCAGACCGCCGGGGTGTACAACGGTGGCAAGGACAAACGGGGCGAGAAGCTCCCGGAGACCGACAGCCCGGAGGGACGGCTTGAGGCCCGCACCGACGGAAGCGACGCGTTCGACACGCTGGCAATCGGCTGCGAGAAGTTTCCAAAGGCCACGACCGGCATCTCCGTCACTTCCGCGTTCTGAAAAATTTTTGAAAAAATTGTTGAATTATTTGCATATATTAAGATTATTATATATCTTTGTAATGCAAATAAAGAAAGGAGGTGAATATGTAGAATGGATAGAAAAAGAAGATTGGTTTTCATGATTCTAAAGAATTTGGACCTTCTCGAAAATGATGAAAACCAACCGTTGATAAACCAAATAAGAGGTTTACTTTTTGAATTGCTTGACAATCTTTAACAAAGCTCCCGGAGCAATCCGGGAGCAAAATTAATAAAATTTATGAATTATTTGAAAAGAGGGGTACATAATATCGAAAATTACGAAAGGAACCGTGCCGAGGTCGTATCGTACAGGACCGGTGCGATATCGAATGCGTTTATAGAACTTGACGGTATAATCAACAAGTCGGCGTTTGTGCGCGACTACATGCACAAGTCACAGGGCTGGTTCTCGCAGCGTCTTCACGGTGCGCATGTGTGCCGCACCGATGTGTCGTTCAAGCCGGACGAGGCCCGGCAGATAGCCTCAGCATTCCGTGACATAGCGCGCCGCCTCGAAGGTCTCGCAGCCGAAATCGAAGCCGTAGCCGATGTGGATTAAAGCCGGTATCTCCGTCGCTTGCGCGTTCTAAAAAAAATTTTGAAAATAATTGTTGAATCATTTGGATAATATACAAAAATATATTAACTTTGTGGTGTGGTTAAAACAACGCAATATATCATGTTTGACAAACTTAGAGACATCCTCCCATATGTGAAGTGGGGCAATATCTCAAAAGATTATTTCTGCAAGAGCCGCACATGGATATACCAGCGATTGGGTGGATACGAGGTCAACGACAAGCCGGCTGAGTTCAAGGCCGATGAGATTGAGTCGTTGAGAGAAGCATTGCACGACATTGCCCGGCGCATAGATGCCGTGGCCGACAACTTATAGGCTCATTCATATTTATTGTTTTAACCACATCGCCCTCTGCCAGAGCCAGGCAGGGGGCTTTCTTTGTCCATAAGTGTCCGGTTACCGCCTGAATCCGACAGAGTGTCCGGCCTCGATCACCGTCTACATATACCGCAAAATCCGGGTGGTAATTGGGGCCGCGTCGTAGGGCAGTGGGCTGTCGTGTTCCGAATCCGCTCTCCGGACGGATTTTTCGGACATCAAACCTTTGATTATCAATAGTCATTCAGCCAGAGGACTGGAATTTTCCCAAATTCATCCCTAATTACCCCAATCCAAACCAAGGTAATCTCTTGATTCGTGGCTTTTGAGATAGCCGAGCGGAAGTGTCGTTCCCTCCCCTCTGCACACCCCTCCTCTGTTGCGCTTGCGGAGCCTTTGCAAGAGGCATATTCTATTTAACATAATAGCGTTAATACGAGTTAAATTATTCGTTAACGATTATTTTTATTCGTTAGCATACGAGTTGTTTCAATCGTATTTTGTATATTTGCGACATAAATTTAACCCCTGAATATATAAGGTTATGAAAACAAAGAAAGAATCCTACATGATTGCCATCGTGAACGGACAGGCAATCTCAGTTTGCAACGATGAGCAGCAGCTTGTGCCCATCAGACCGATTTGCGATGCGCTCGGCGTGTATTTCGAGACGCAGTATAACAAGATCAAAGATGACGAATTTTTGTCATCAGTTATAGCCCTCAGGGCTATAACTGGAGCCGATGGAAAGGTTTATGAGATGGTCTGCCTGCCGTTGAAATATGTCTACGGATGGCTCTTCACCATCAACCCCAAGAACGTCTCTGAGCAGGCCCGTCCGAACATCATGAAGTTCCGCATGGAATGCTACGATGTGCTCTACAACCATTTCTTCCGGACAATGAGACGCACCGCCGAGCAGAATGACGCGGAGAAAAGATGTCTTGACAACATTGAGAAGCTGGAGCAGACTGTTGCCGAAGCCAAGAACTTATTGAGGGAGGAGAAGCGGAGACTCGAGGAAATCCGCTCCGAACGCCTCGACGATACTCTTTCTTTACCTTTTGAAGACTGAGGGTTAAATTTCGACATGCGGCGAGCCGGAGAGCCGGTCGCCGCATGTCTCTTTTTTTTGCATCCGCCGCATCATGGAGACAGGAACCCAATATGCCAATCCCGGGGAGCCTGACACGATTGAGGATTCGACCTCCTCCGCAGACACAACGAGTAATTTATTATCAGATTTATTTAATTTTATGCGGAATTTCAAGTGTTGTAACAGTCTATGTTTTAGATTATGCGACTTCGCCACTAAAAGTAATCTATGGATAATTTGTTGAGGTTCAACAAAAAAATAAATGTCATCGGCTTGCAATTAAATGTTTCTTTTATTAAATTTGCATTGTATGCAATCACTTATAGCATGAGATTTTATAGAGAGAAGATATTGCTGGCTTTGTTGGAGCGTCTTCCTGAGCCGATCAGCGACTTGCAATTGCAGAAATTGATGTTTCTGCTTTGCGACAGTCAAAGCGTCAGGTCGTATGAGTTCATGCCATACCGTTACGGTTGCTTCTCCATGCAATTGAGCAGCGACTTGAAAAGGCTGTGCAATGATGGTTATGTATCAATAGGGTTCACAGCTGAAAATAATAAGCAGATAACGATTTCCCGTCAGGATTTCGGCATGAACAATCTTATAAAAGATGACGACCGTGATGTCGTTGCAAAGATTGTCAGGAGATTTGCCGGAATGACTGCATCAGAACTAATCCGATACACATACACAAATTACCCTTTTTTCGCAGTCAACAGCATCATTGCAAAGAATTATCTGACGGACGAGCAACTCGATGTCGTGAATAAATTTAAAGTTGAAAAGACTGCAAAAACGCTCTATACAATAGGCTATGAGGGAATCCCTTTTGAAAGATATTTTGTGTATCTGCTGAAAAATGGGATCAAGGTGTTATGTGATGTTCGCAAGAACGCATACAGCCAGAAGTTCGGGTTTTCAAAAGCCACTCTCAAAAAAGCCTGTGAGGGCACAGGTATCTTGTACGTACACCTTCCTCAATTGGGTATTGAGTCAGAAAAACGGCAATCGTTGGAAACTCAGTCCGACTATGATTTGTTGTTTGATGAATATGCCAAAACCGTATTGGCCAGGGAACGTGACGCGCTTAACTATATATATATATTGCTGCAGCAATATGGACAAGTCGCTCTGACATGTTTTGAGCATGACCCATTGCAATGTCATCGCCGCAAGGTTGCGGAAAAGCTCATGTCAACTTCCAAATGCAATTATAATCTGATACACATATAAAATGGCTAAAACTAAGGTACTTGTTGCTGTAAAGACTTATCCCAACCTTTCAAAGAAATATTCTGAATTGGTGTGTACGGCCGGTTTCAGAGAAGATGGCTCATGGATTCGGGTATACCCGGTGCCATTCAGGTTCCTTAAGCAAACGGAACGTTACAGCAAATGGCAATGGGTGGAATTTGACCTTGAGAAGAACCAGAGTGACAAGCGCAAGGAAAGCTATCGGCTCATCGATTGGACTCGCGATATTGTCCACGGCGAGGTTGTGAATACTGAGGGAAATTGGTCTAAACGGAAGAAATTTGCATTGCGAAATGTTTACACTGATATGGACAAGCTGATTGCAGACAACAAGAATCCGGACAAACATGTGTCGCTTGCAGTGCTTAAACCTAAAGAAATTCTGGATTTCATATGGAAAAAGGTCGATGGCGGGTGGGATGAAGAAAAGGTAAAAAAAATCTATGCCGACCTTGCCCAAGGAAATCTATTTGAAACCCCGGAAGAAGCGGAGGCGAGAAAAAATTTCAGATTAGTTGATCGAATGCCCTATGAATTTTCATACGTGTTTACAACAGATGATGGGAAAACACGCACATTGATGATTGAGGATTGGGAAATCGGACAACTTTACCGCAACCTGCTCGCAAATTATAAAAACGAAGAAGTCGCTTGCCAGAAAGTCAAACAAAAATATATTGACGTGTTCGCAAAAGAGAGGGATCTTTATCTATTCATGGGAACAACTGCAAGATATGATGGTTGGGCAAGCGACCCTTTTGTAATCATCGGCACATTCACACCTAAGATTGAAGCCCCGTCATTGTTTGGCGAATTGGATTTCTAAATAATAGTTAACGGAGCTTATATTGCCGAACGCTTTTTCGGCAAGTCCGGGAGCTGGTTCAGCCAGAAGCTCAACAACAACCTCAAGAACGGTAAGCCGTGCGAGTTTACCCAAAAAGAGTTGAAAACCCTGAGCGATGCGCTCTATACCATATCATACGAACTTCAAGACTTAGCTGACAATCTGCATTAAGAGTTAAACAATTCTTCGTCTGTCAAACGCAGCGGATTTCAGCATAAAGGCGCGGTTTACCCCTCTATGGGACGACCGCGCCTTGATTTTTATGCCCTTGTTTGTTCAGCTGTCCATCGGGGCTGCGTCAATCTCGTCGGCGTGCGCCGTGAGCCGCCTGGCTATATCGCGCAGCGCATCGGAGAGCTGGTTGTATTCCTCTTCGGTGAACGACTTGGCACGGTTGAGCACCGTGCATCCGTGCAGCTTCTGCGAGAACCAAGCCTGAGATTTGCCGAAGTATTGCTCAGCGATCTGCGACTTGTTGAGTATGCCACCAAGCTCAGAAAACGCTATATCGACCGCCCCGCTCTTGTCAATCAGATCCATGGCCCGGAACTCCTCGTAACGCTCCGGATTCTTGAGTTTCAATTTTCCTAAATACATATTTTTTTGTAATTTTGCCCCCGGAGTTTCCGGGGGCTTTTGATTATTTTCTGTGAATTAACTCTAAAAGGATTCCTCGAATCTCGTTTATTAAAGGTTGGTTGTCATCTCCTTCTATAAGGTCAATATATCTGAGAGCTTTGACAATCAACCTTTTTTCATCTTTTGTCATCTCATTTTCGCACCTCCTTTCTTGTTTTGTTTTACATTACAAAGATAATAATAAATTATTAAATAACAAAATTATTACCATATAATTTTGCAAAATTTTTCATTTTTTCAAAAAATATTTGCACAGTTCAAAAATTAAACTTACATTTGCAGTGCTGTAAAAATCATGACAGTTTACCTGTCACCAAGAGCGGAGGTTAGACGCTCGACATTGCCGGGCTTTTTTTATGCCCATTTGGTAAGGATGTTAATATTCTTACCAGACATAAGCAACACGGCTACTTTTCCGAAAAAACTAATACGTCCCCTCTGGGGCAGGCATTATGATTTTTACAGCAACGGAGAGGTAGCCGTTTTTGTCTGCCTAATGCTGTAAAAATCATAATGCCAGGCGTTATGCATCAAACTAATCTATTCAAGGTTCCGGGCAAGCCTAATAATATGTCCATTGGAATCCTCAGCGGTCTCGCTTACAGCCGCCAGTGTTCAACCCCCATCGCAGTACGCGTCTCCCGCGCCCTCCATCCCGTCAATGTACGGAAAATGTGCGCACGTGTCATCTCACTCGCACGTCGCAAGTCTTTGACCATCGCCGTCATCAGCGCAGGCGTCTCATATGCCGGAATCCTTTTCGGCTCCGAGATAGTCAACTGTCTGGCCGCGTTAGTCGCCCTCTCTTTCGTCTGCATCGCCGACTCTACACAGAAAGGAGGTGCATTATGAAAGCGTCTCAGCAATTCCCACGGAAACATCGTCCGGACTTCCTTTTTGAGGACTGGTGCTGCATCCTCGACTATGAAGATATGCTGAAACCTCTGATTGAAGACCCTTGGTCGGTTGAGGGTCTCGACATGCGGGCCTCAATCCTCGCCCAGTATCTGATCAGATTCAGGCCGGACGACACGGTCAACCGGGAGGGGCGCTCCGACGACACGCAGACGAGCGCGGACATTCAGGAGACGCTTGCCCCGACGATGCTGATCTCAAAGTCCTACATCACACAATTCATGCTGTATCTCGGCTACCGCCTGTTGCCGGACACCGATCCGGCAGTCTGGGACATGAAGCATGTGGACTCCCTGTGACCCGAATCAACAACTTTTGGCTCATTAACAGCGGGGCAAGACTTCTTAATAAGGATACATTTTTAAACATTTTTTAAACTCGTCCAGCGAGGGTCGCGTCGCGATGACGCGGTCCTCGCGTGTCTTTTTATGTCGCCGCGCTTGCGGTTATATTTGCATCGTTAATTTGAATTGCCATGGCTGTCACTCTTATATCCAACATCGGCACTGTCTGCTTCGCCTCAGACTTGCGCCGCGTCGTGCTCAACGCCGGCGATGCCGCGTCTGTCAGGCTCTCTGTCAAAGCCGGCGGATCAGCGCTGTTCGAGAATGAATATTTCCCGGATGCAAACCACCAGGTCACTGTCTACGATATGGACCGTCTGGTAGAGCCCTGCTTCCGGGGGCTGCTCATGCCTGTGACCCTGGAACTCTGCGCCGACGGCGCGCCGATAGCCGGCGGTCCGTTCACCGTGCTGCCCTGCCGCTCCGCTCTCCCAATCCCGGCCGCACAGTTTGTCGACAACTTCTTCCTCACGACAATGCGCGGCACCAAGGACACGGCAATCGGGCGCACGGAGCTGGTGTCTTACTATAACTCAAACGGGAGCAAATTCCGCGTGGTCGCCACCTACCTGAGCAACCTCCGCACGGCGACCAGCACGTTCACGCTCGATTCGCCCGCAATCGACACGCTGGCCACCGTCGATGTGTCGCCGGCGAAGTTTGCCGACGAGTCGCGCGGCAAACTGATCGCCTACTCGGTGCAGTGCGGACGGCGTCGCCAGCAGTTCCGTGTCCTCGACACGCTGCCGAAGGCTGACCCGGCTTTCATCTTCCGCAATTGCTTCGGCGCGAGAGAGACATTCTACATGACCGGCACCAGCGAGCAGGACCCGACGGTGACGCGCCCGACAGTCAAGGCCGACGGCCGGCTGCTGCTCTATGACGTGGAGATGGTGATGAGCCACAAGTCGTTCACCGGCAAGATGCGCCACGGCCAGCTGCCGCTGGCCAATGACCTCGCACTCTCCAAGTCAGTGTTCCTGCTTAATGAGGACGGCACGACCGGTGACGGGGTGGTCATCACCGACTGCGATCTCAAGGCCGACAACAACAACGAGCTGCAGGAGGTGTCGTTCACATGGCGGCGTGCAGACAGGTGCACCGACCGTGTTGACTCGTCGATGCCGCCGCGCCTGTTCGACTCCCATTTCACCGAAGAATTTGCATGATATGACACACAAGATACACTACAAGGATGCGATCGCGCTGCTTGAATCTGGCAAGCGTGTGAACCTCCGCGTATGGAAGATTTCGACAGGCGACATCCTCGAATATCGGGATGTGGTCTGCATCGGCAAGCACTGGCGGGGAGGCACACACCGCATCGCGCTCCCTTACAGCGGACTGATACGTGAGTTCCGCGATGTGACAATGTTTGAAATCAACGGAATGGAGATATACAGATGAGACAATCGGAGATGCCGGGAAATGCCGGTGAAATAATGTATCACCTGCCGGCGGAGGTGATGGATGTGGCGGGATCCGCCAAGATGGCGATGAGCACAGTGGTTGATTCATCCACGGTGTTTGATGAGGACGAGTACAGCATTCAGGAGAGAGATGTGCCGGGATATGAGAACAGCTTCCGCTATATACCGTTCGGCCATGATGACAGGCTTCCGTATCACCTTATCCACACCATCATGGGAGACGAGATCATGAGCCAGAACCTGTTTTTCAACGCCCTCACCACCTACGGCGAGGGACTGCGTTATTCCGACACCCTCACGCGTCAGCCGGCAGGACGTGTCACCCATGCCGACCCCGTCACAGGCGTGCAGACGGTCTCCGATGTGGGCCGGTTCGCCATCAACAACTCCCTGAAGGAGTTCTTTATGGAGCAGGCCACCGACATGAAGTTCTTTTTCTTCAGCGTCGCGGTTGTGATCCTTAACCGTGACGGCACGCGCATCGTGCAGCTGCGCCACAAGGAGGCGGAGCATTGCCGCTTCGAGAAGGCTGATGCCAGAGGGCGCATAAACCATGTGTTCTATGCCAACTGGCGGCGGATGGACGGTGCCCTGCGCCGCAAGGACATAGAGGTGCTGACTCTGCTCGACGAGAAGAACCCGCTCGGCCACCTCGAGGTGCTGATGGGCCGTGCTCCGGGTGCCGACGGCGAGGTGCGCGTGCGCTCCAACCAGCGCAAGTTCGCCGTCGTGATGCGCTTCCCCACACCGGGTCAGAGATATTATCCGACGCCTTATTATACCTCGATATTCCGTGGCGACTGGTTCGACCTCAAGCGGCTGATCGGCAAAGGGAAGAAAGCGAAGATACGCAACCATGCCGGGGTGAAGTATCATGTGGAGATCGACAAACAGTACTGGGACAACATCATCATCGAGGAGAACATAGTCGACCCGGTCAAGATCAAGGAGCGCATCAGGAAAGAGCGCGAGAACATCCGCGACTTCGTCACCGGCATCGAGAACTCCGGCAAGATGTGGATCACAGGCTGCTACACATCGCCCGACGGCAAGGAGCAGCATCTTGTGCGCATCAATGTGATCGACACCTCCAAGGAGGGAGGCGACTGGAGCGACGACATAAACGAGGCGGCCAACATGATATGCTACGGCACCAACATACACCCCAACCTTGTGGGCGCTTCGCCGGGCAAGAGCAACAACAACAACTCCGGCTCTGACAAGCGCGAGCTGTTCACGCTCAAGCAGAGCCTCGAGACGGCGTTCCGCGACATGCTCGCCAAGGTGCATCAGCTTGTGATATACTTCAACGGCTGGCAGGACGCGGTGAAACCGGAGGTGCCTATCATCCTGCTGACCACGCTCGACAAGAACACGGACGCTAAGACGGTGATGCCGGACGGCACCTCCATGAATCCAAACGATAATGAATGACAGTCACAACCATCAACACCGCATGATCATGAACATCACACAGGAGATTTTCCAATACTTCAATTCATCGGCCACAAACCCTATGGGTTACGGCATATTCCCGATGGTGAAATCGGAGATTTACATGGCTCAGTCGTTCGTACGCTCGCTTACCGGCGACGACATCTTCGACACGCTGCCTGACCTGGACCCGGCTTTCGATGAGACGGACGGCGACCTCCGTCTGCCGGTTGCCGTGGCGCGCTACATCTGCGTGTCGGCATACGACCGGGCCATCCCGCATCTCGACCTCGTGCTTACCAACGACGGCTTCGGGGTGGTCAACAACCAGAATGTCGCCCCGGCCTCTGCCGAGCGTGTGGAGCGGCTGCACCGCCGCGTCAGGGCGCAGGCCGACGACGCGCTCGACGAGCTGCTCGACGCACTGCGCGTGTTCTGCCCGTCGTGGCGCGGCTCGATACAGGCGCACCGTTATTTCGGCACGTTCTTCTGGCGCGGATCCTTCGCCTCTGCACTCGGTTGCGCCGACGCCCACCGCTCCGCGCTGGTGCAATACCGCTCCGCAATCGCCGGTGCGGAGGCTGAGCTGCGCAACAAGTTCTCCACGGAGTTTGTGGAGGAGCTCCTCGCTTCGGCGCGCTGCAATGTCAAGGCCACCGAATATGAAATCGCACACACCATGTGCCGCCGCTTCATCGCCGCTTCCGTGCTTGGCGACATGCGCCGCGCCACCATGATGATGCGCGACATACTCGCTTTCCTCGACAACAATATCGAATGTTTCCCAACCTACAGGCAGAGCAACGCCTATGCAGCAAACCATTTCATACCGTATGAGAACAAAAAAAATGACACGTGCCACTTTTTCGGGTATTGAGGTGAAGCTGACGCTCCCACAATCGTGGGGCGAGTTGTCAGACTCAGACCTCTGCAATCTTTACAAGGCCATGGCCGCCAATCCTGACTATGATGTGCGCCTCACAGGGCTGACGGTGCTTGCAGGGCTGCGTGTCGACTATTCGAGACGCGACGGCGACAAGGTGTTTTTCACCATCCCTGCCACCATGTCTGACGGCAAGGTGGTGCGGACAGTCCACTACCTTGAGCCGGAGGTCATCGGCTCCGTCATGGAAGAGCTGAACTGGATGCTCGAGCCTGGTGCCGAACCGGTGAGGCTGGAGCTGATGAACGGCCACCATGCCGTTGACGCACGTCTCCGCAAGCTGCCGTTCGGTCAATATCTCATGGTCGAGAACCTCTATCAGGGATTCGTGCAGTCAGGCAACAAGGATGCGCTGGCACGTATCGCGCAGATACTGTATCCGGGCTATGACGGCAGGAAGTTCGGCGCGGCGGATGTGATCAATATCCTGAACTGGACTATCCAGATCAAGACTCTTTTTTCGGCGAAGTTCCCGAATTTCTTCAAGCCTGCGGAGGGGGACGGATCAGAGTCCACGATGGAGGAGATCTGCAACTGCCAGATCCGCGCCCTGACGGGCGGCGACATCACCAAGGAGGAGCAAATAAAGGAGATCGACTGCTGGCGCGCGCTGACGGAGCTTGATTTCAAGGCGAAGGAGGCCGAGGAACTGAGAAAGGAACAGGCAAAAATCAAGAACCGTTAAGAATATGGACGCAAAAAATCTTTTTGACAGCGAGATCTATTTCGGCGGCCTGTGTGCCGGCAACCGTCTCGCCCGGGAGCATGGCTTTCATTTCTGCACATGCAGCGGCATCGAGAACTTGCAGGGACCGCTTGCTGAGTTCCGCAACAAGGCCGCGTTCTTCTGTCTCGACGACACCAACGACGGCACGCTGATACGCGGACGCAACGGCGGCTGGTTCAAGAACCGCACGTTCACGGTGTTTTTGCTCCACCGTCACAACGGGTCAATGGCGGACCGCAAGGCAAAGCTGACTCTTTGCCGTGACCTGTTCAGACAGCTTGCGAGCCGTATGCTTGTGGACCAGGAGAGCCTCGACAACGAGCTTGTCTATCTCCAGACGGAAAACATAATGTGCAGCGAGCTGGGGCAGCACTTTCTCAGCGGCTGCACCGGGCTATATTTCATGGTGGATGTGGCGGAGCCTATCGACCTTGTCTATAACAGCGGGGAATGGCAGAGGTAGAGAATAAGGTCGGCCGCGACCTCGACCTCTATGTGGACGAGTGGACGCGCGTGATGCTCGACATCTGGAAAGAGAAGATCGAGCGCATGAAGATCGTGCGCTCAGGCGCGCTCCATGAGTCGTTCACCTCCGCCATACAGAATGTGGGCACAGGCAAGACCATAACGATGAAGTTTCTCTACTACGGGCTGTTTCAGGCGCACGGCACAGGGCGCGGCTACTCAAAGGATAACGGCGGCGATTTGCAGTTTCTTGACCAGGCATACCGCAGGGCGCACCGTCTTGACCAGAAGCGGAGGGTCGGCCCGAAGTGGGGAGGATACAAGGTAAGCGGCAAACCGCGCAAGCGGCGCGACTGGTTCTCAAAGAAACTCTATCTGTCGGTAATGTCGATGAAAGAGGATATCGCGCGCATCGGCGCGGACGAGATGAGCCGTGTGCTCTGCGAGGCGCTCGACAACGAGGAGACGGTATTGAGACTGATGTGACGCGCGTCCTCCCGCGTGTCATTCGCGTGTCTTTTTATGTGGGTGCGCATGTGCTTATTTTTGCAATAAAAATTTTAAAGCCATGCCATATACATCAGAACTCGACATCACGGCCGCAACGGCCGGGATTGACAAATTCAAGGCGATAACTGAAGAGGCTGCCATTACACCTGTGGTGCTCGGCAACCTGCTGTATCAGATACTCAAGTCCATGAAGCCGGCGGCCAAGGCGTTCGGCATACCGCCCAACATACCGTATGCGGAGACACTCGCCGTGACACACGAACCCCAAAAGGTAAAAATCTCCTACAACTATCGCAACCCTGCCGGCAATGATTTGTCTATGCCTGTCTGGATAAATCCTGCAACAGACAAACTGGCCGGGGTCATGACAGCTTCTGACAAGAATATGTTGGACATTTGCTCCGTTCTGGCACAAAGCTTGGATAGGGGTGACGATTTTCGGCTCGTGCAAGATCTGACGGAGTGGTTTGAGAATGTCAAAAAAACACCTTACGACATCGTGCAGAGTCTCGATGTCACAACCCTGGGCAACGCGGTAAGAATCGATTATCGGTCGAACGGGGTGCTGTGTCCGGACCAGGAGCCGGATCAGATGTCGTTGCGTATCCCGCCGGCCACCCCGGAAGCGGCCGGCGTGATGACCGCATACGACAAGAAGCAGCTCACGAAGCTCTCCGATGCCGTGTTTGGCAAGAAACAGGCTGCCGACCTTGACTCGTTGATGGACCAGGGGCAATATCTGTTGTCTGACGGTTCCACGCTCACTGTCGCGGTGACTGTAGACAAGTCTTTCAGTATCACTCTAAAGTATACCACAATCACACAAGTCAATGTCACACAGGCCGACATCATGGTGCGTTCAAGGAAACGTATAGATAATCTGCAAACTCAATCCGTGACATGGGGCGACTGGTCCGAGTGGCAGAGCCTGAAAAAGGTTCTGGACGGTTGGAAGGAGCTTCAGGATATGAAAGCCGACGTGGCATATATGAAGGGAGTGTTTGACAAGAACGGCTGGTAATCGCATTGACTCATTTGATTGATCAAGATGGATGACATACGCAAAATATATTACAAGTCTGACTTTGACTTTGAAGTGAACCTCGGCGGTCTGGCCGACCGCAACATGGCGGAGGCCGCTGACCTCGACTTCGAGGGGACGGTGTTTCCGGAGCTCCGTCCGGGCAAGGGCTTCCGGTTCTCGCGCACAGGCGATGTGTGGATCAACTGCGTGCCGGGAGAGTCATCCGGCGCACACAGTTGCGGGACCGGCTTGTCGTTCCGCGTGACGTGCGACCGCCACAACCTGCCGCCCGGTCCGCTCTCCCTGGAACTGACGGTGCATTTCCCCGACCCGGACTATCCGGACGGCTGCCGCAGGCAGGTATGCCGCCACAGTCTCCCAATCGAGCTTGTGACCGGGGAGTGCGACTGCGGGGACGCGGCCCCTGCCTCGGTGAGGGTGACGTTGCCATATATCTATGCGTCGGCATACGACCTCGCGAAGGCCAACGGCTACACCGGCACCAGGGAGGAGTATTACGCGGCGATTGCCGACATGCCCGATTCGGTGGCGAAAGTCAAAGATGCGCTCGACAAACTGGAGCAGGGCGGCTCCGGCGGCACCGGAGGGCAGGCACCTGTGAAAGTGATTAGATATGATGAGTCGACAGGCACATTGTACCTATGATATAACAACCTATTATTAACCTTTTAAAACAAACAGACAAATGGCAGATTTGAAGTTTACGAAGCTTGTCATTGACGGCAATTCGTATGTGATTCCCACGGCTTCGGCCACGGAGAACGGTCTTATGACCCCGGAGATGGTGACAAAACTGAACGGTATCGATGACCAGATCAGCGGCGCCATCAATGATTTCGCCACCAAGGTGACCGACAACGCGACGGTGGACACGTTCAAGGAGATTGTGGACTATGTCGCCGAGAACAAGAATGGCTCCGCCGACATGGTGGCGGACATCTCGAAACTGAAGGAAGATGTGGGCAAATGTCAGACCACGGACGCATTCAACGATTGGAAAGCCGGCGAATATGCGACCGACAAGGCCAATCTGGAGAAGAAGATAACCGATGCCGTGGCCGGGTTCACCTACGGCTACGACGCAGCCACACAGACCCTGACGCTCGGCGGCTTCACGCAGAAGACCGCGTAAGTGTAAGGAAAGGGCCGGCGGGGTTTGCGCCGCGCCGGCCTACAGGATTCAACAGAATTAAAACCAAGAAGACATGGCA